GCCTCTTGCATATAATATGTAACTACTTTATAGCACAAAGTTTTAAAAGCGTGTGCTTGTGCTTTAATCTGATCTGGTGCTGTATCACTTATAGATACTAACCTATTAGTAGCCATTTCAGCAACTTCCTCTACTGTATGACCTCTATTATGAGTTGTTTTTACACCTAAATTGCCAATCGAAATTTTAAATTCATCTGTTTCCATTAGTATTTCTCTGGTTCTGGTATTTCTAAATCTATATCTTTCCTGCCTATTATACCCACAGGTTTGCTATTTTGCTCAACTTGTAAGTCAGACCACTTGCCAACTTTAATACCAGAGCCATTTTGATAAGTAATCTTTGGATCATCTAATCTGTGATAGCCATACAACTTATCTTTAATATTAATATCAGTATCTAATAAAGATGATTTTGGTGCTATTGAAACTTCCATTCCAGAATCTATACATTTAGCTATCCAAAATTCTACACAAGCCCTTCCTGATTCTGCAAAGTGCATATTTGTTTTGTAAGTAAAATCTACACCAAAAATAGAAATAGAACTAACTTTTGCCCACAAAGCATAAGCTATTGCATACGCTATGGTGTTATTAAAATAAGAACATCCTAAGTCTTTTACAATAGATTCTAATGGATATGCTCTAACAGAAGGAACCCTACTATCTAATTCACAAGAGTATATAGGGTAGTCTACAAGCGGTAGTGTTCTTCTCATCATATCAGTCATTCCACCAGCATCGTGTGTGTCTAAAAAACGACTCATTGGATCAAGAATAAAAGCCTTGTCTATATTGGGCAACACACCAATCATTGCATTAATAGCCCATATCTCATCAAATAAAACACTATGAACTTGAGATAAATGAAAATCTATTTGACTCTGACCCATTGCAACAATGGCAATATTTCTATCTTTACTAGACATCAAATTGACTTGTCATATTAACTAACTGGATTTATTAATTGACCTGAACGATAGGCATCTTTTCTATCTCTACCTTCGCCCAATACTTTAAGTCTCGCTAAAGCAGTTTCATATCTTGTATTATAAACACTCATCATATCTTGCTCGCCTTTCATATAAGTATATCCTTCTAATAAACAAGAATAGAGTAATGCTGTAGAAGCGTTTTTAGAAAGCCAAGTTGTTCCAGAGTCTGCTCCCACAGTTATAGAATTAGGCTTATAACTATAATGTAATTCAACTGTATAAGCGGCATCTGGAGTTGGAGCAACAATAAAATAATCATCGCTAAAAATAGCATAATACTCAGGACTTCCTGTAGTAGATGCATTAGGATAAAGTTCTCTAATCCAATTAACATCTTTATTTATTAAAAAAGTTTGACTGCTACTATTAGTATACGATAAAGAATAAACAGATAAAAAATCAGTAGGGATTCCTAAATATTGATTGCTTGCAGATAAATTACCTGTTTGGTTTTTTCTAAATGCAGGCAATTGAACATTCTCAATAATACGATCTTCACCTTGTTTAATAATATCTGGAAGATAAGTAGTAAAAGAAGTCTCACTGTTCTGGAGATAATTCTGTATTAAATTTTTTAATTCAGCATAAGTCATTGTTTTTTATAGTTTTCCTCCGCCATACTTGCGTTTTACTTGATCCTTGTGTTTTTCAATATCTCCGCCTTGTGCAAATTTTTTTCTAAATCCTATTCTGTAAGAGCCTTGATCATCTGCTGAAGCGTCTACATAGGATTGATCTCCAATACTAGATGAAAAGTTTATTCCTTTTGAATGTGGATTTTTGCTGAATCCAATTGAGCCACCACTTGGTAATGTGTATGAAGCGGAAATACCACTAGAATCTTTAGAAACAGAGTAACCTCCTTTCTTCTTCTTTTTTCCTTTTATCGGTGGAGCTTTGTATTTTGGTTTTTTAGACATTGTTTTTTAACTCGTTGTTACTTTTATTTTACCTAGTTTTGCTTCCATATCCAAACCAACTGTCCTACTTCCCATAGAGGTTACGCCTCCACCAATAGGATCGAAAGCATATAAACGCCTACTAGCCTCCTGAGATTTATCAGGTCTTGGGTTTTCCAAAGCAATTGGATCATCAACTGGTATTCTACCCAATTGATATTGTGGTTGATCCACATCAAAACATTCTGGACAAACTAAAAATCCACTAATCCTTGTATCAACAACCTCAGATTTAAGGTCTTTTAGATCGTAACGAAATCCACAACGATCACAAAAACCAAAAGCATAGCTACCCTGTGCAAACTGTGTCATTAGTTATAAGATGTCCACGGCACAAAGCGAAAACTCGCTTTAATCCTATCTTCCTCTGAAGCTAATTTCCATTGTTCTTCATATTCTTGTTTTAAAAAAGGTAAACGATCTGTAACTTCTGGTCGTTTCATAGCTACATAATAAGCTAAACCAGAAACCAAGCATGGTATAAATCTTTTAGGCACATCCATATTGTTACTACCTTCTGTTCCAGAATCGTATATTTGTCTAATACGATAATAAGCAACAGTATATGTTCGTGTACTATCAGGTACGGGCCAAAGAGTAAACTGTGGTGTTGTTGTTAATCTTTGTATCCATATTTGTGTTGGTTGACCTACTTGTAACTTATTAGGTATATCTGAATACTGAGTTGGAGATATTCTAGTTAATTGATAATCAGATTGGCTTGAACTGTCTCCTGCATCCAATCGTAAATGTGTCTCCATCAAATCAATTGTATCATCAGGTAAAGTATAGGTTGCTGTATCAGCAGTTAAAGTTTGTGTGCCACTTTCTATTGTCCATAAGTTGATTCCACGATTTTGCCATTCAAGCATCATCATGTCGATACTGCGTCTAGCAGTACGATAATCATAACCAGTGCGAGCCTGTAATCCTGCTCTCTCGTAGGCTTCTTCAACAATCTCACCTATATTGAGATTAAAACTATTTGTAGTTGCTATTGCCATTTAATTAACCATTTTTTCTAAATTTCTGTGGTCTAGCTGCACCACTGCCTCTAGCAATAGTGTATGAATCACCTATAGTGCCTCCAGCAGAATGTCCTCCGCCTCGTCTTGGAGGATGAGATTTACGAGTAACTCGTTTAAGTGTAGATTTTGCTTTTGGATTTGGTAATACAGGAAGCCCTACCATTCCTCTAGCTGCATATCTTTTAACTTTTGTTTTTTTTGGTTTAGTAGATTTAGAATCAAAATAACTTGGCATAATTTGCCCTCCAGATTTTTTTATAGATTTACTAGAACGCCCACTTTTAAGAGGCATTATTTTTTAGCTTTTTTCTTTGCTGTTTTTTTATCAGGTTTTTTTGCAGGAGACAAAGCCTTCATAGCATCTTGTGCTTCTTTCTTGGTCATAAGATTTCCATTAACAATGACTTCTTCGCCATCAATAATTTCTGCGACCTGAAAGATTGGTTCGCCACTAGGGACTCTCTCTCCATTCTGTACCACTTTGTACTTAGCCATAATATTCCTAACTTGGATTAGTATAATGTTTAATCACAGTCATAACGATAGTATAACTATCACCACTACTATGACCAACAGTTGTAAACTGGATATCTCCAGTTGTGCCACTTCCTGCATTATCAGGAATACCGCTAAAATCAGAAAAATCAAATTCATCAGCCCAATCAGCAGGAAGCTGAATAGCTAATACATCGGTATCGGCATCAAAAAGTATTTTGACACCCATTCCAATATTGCTGAAATGAATTTTCTCAATGCTTACTGAATTACAAGACATTTTTGTTACTGGATTAACTGTTAAGCCAGAAACATCAATCTTGGTGACGGCACTCTCTCCAGTACCGTCACTTACATTAGTAAACTTAAATGTAGCGTGTTGTGCTCCATCAGAGATGGTTTGTGTTGCTACTGCATCAGCCATAATTTACCCCTTACTCGAATGGAGTAGCTAGAGTACCATCACCATGAAGGAATGCTTCACAATGCCATACTGCTGCTGTAGTTGCGTGTAAACGAATAACTCCGCCCACTAACCAACCTTGTGCTGCTGATCCCAAATCAATGGTATCGTCATCACTGGCATCAGGGATAAAGGTATTAGTATCGCCAGCAGTTGCTGGA